GAGGATCCCAACACGGGTCTCTTCGTGCCCGCGAAAGGCGGTGCGGCATGAGCGCGCTCGACACCGCCCGCGAGTTCTGGGGCGAGGGCATCCCCGATTGGGTCGAGGCGCTGGCGCGGGCCTGCGACGAGACGAGCCAGAACAAGGTGGCCGCGCGGCTTGAGCGCTCGGCCAGCCTTGTGTCGAACATCATCCGCAACCGCTATCCGGCGGACACCAGCGCCGTGGAGGATATCGTGCGCGGCACCTACATGCGCGCGATGGTCGAGTGCCCGGTCTGGGGCGAGATCGGCACGCATCGCTGCCGGAAATACCGCGCGCGGCTGCGGGCTGGAGCGCCGGTCAATACCGAAGAGGCGATCATGCGCAATGCCTGCACCCGCTGCCCGCGCAACAAGGAGGTGGAGGATGCCAAGGAAGCGTGATGACAGTCTCGACGCGGCGGTGCTCTCATTGTCGATGGATGGCGTGCGCCCGTCCGATATCGCACGGCAGCTCAAGGTCACGCCCAACAGGGTCTTTGCCGTCAAGGCGTTTTTCTACCGCCACGGGGTCATTTTCCCGCCGATCAGAAAGGGGCCGCCGACGCGCGAGCAGGCCCCGCGCCTGACGCATCTCAACACCGAGTTGCGCGAGGCGCTGGCACCTCATGCAGCGGCGCGTGGCATGGGAACCCGCGAGCTGGCGCTGCGTCTGCTCGGGGCGATCATCCGCGACGAGCTGGTGGACGCGGTGCTGGACGATGGCGGAGCGGACGCATGAGCGCGCGCTGGAGCACAGATGAGATGATCCGCCTCGCCGCCTCGGGCGTGGCCAAGGTCGATCTGCTCGGGCCGCGTGGTGCCACGCTCTGCTCGATGGACGAGATCGCCGCCATGGCCGCCGTCTGCGCGCTCGCGGGCGTGGGCGCAAATCCCCCTTCAACACCCCCTTCAACAGGAGACGACAATGTCTGAGTTCACCCCTCACCCCATCCCCGACGGTCGCCGCGAGATCGACGGCCATATCTACATGGGCGACGGTCGCGGCGGCTGGCAGCCGGTCGAGACGATCAGGGCGCAGCACCTTCTGGAAGACGAGACCGCCCGCAAGATCGTGGGTTACGCGCTGCCGCTCTCGGGGCAGATCGGGCGCTTCAAGGAACACACCTTCGACGACATCTCGGATTTCGAGGCGATCCTCGATCAGGAATACGGCGTCCGCATCGGCGGCAAGAAGGGCAACAAGACGCTGATGACCGTCGATCAGCTCTACAAGGTCGAGGTGCGCGTCTCGGACCGGATCGACTTTGGCCCCGAATTGCAGACCGCCAAGGCGCTGTTCGATGAGTGCCTCAACGAATGGGCGGCGGATGCGCGCGCCGAGCTGCGCGGGCTTGTGACGGATGCGTTCAACACCGACAAGCAGGGCCAGATCAACCGCGCGCTGATGTTCGTGCTCCTGCGCCGCGAGAGCAGCGATCCGCGCTGGCGGCGCGGGCAGGACGCGATCCGCGACGCGATGCGCGTGGTCGGCTCCAAGACCTATGTGCGCTGCTGGCACCGCGAGAGCCATGACGCGCCCTGGCAGTCGATCCCGCTCGACCTGGCGAAGGTGTGAGGGACGATGATACCGCGCGACAGAATTGAGCACATAGCGTCCACCTTTGGCCTAGATACCTTTGGTCTATCGGATATCGCCATTTTCGACCGGATAGCCAATCAGGCAGGCATCAATGTCAATCTGGACCGCAGCCAAAAACTTACGGTGCTCAGACGCTTGGGCGGAAAGAAGAAGTGGGCTAAATACTCATTTGTCGATCTTGTCATCATGGTGATGACCCGCGATCAGCGAAAGCTGCTGTCCCAGCGGAGCGATCAAGCAAGCCGACGGGCCAAGGCTGCACAACGTGCCATGGTCAGGGATACGCTGCATCAGCCTGTCACGCGGCTCGCTTCGCAACCTGAGCATCTGACTGTCTTGGCAGGCCTCCCAGCGTCTCACTTCTATGCGTCTGTCGAATGGAAAGCGACTAGGGCCGATGTGCTTCGACTTTCGGCATATCGCTGTGAGTGGTGCGGCGCGACGACAAAGGACGCGCGCCTAGAAGTAGATCATATCGTGACCAGGCTGATCGCGCCTGAGCGGGCCTTCGATCTGAACAATCTTCGGGTTCTGTGCAAGCCCTGCCACGACGGGCGGCACACGGTTGATCGCGGGGTCATGCCATGACCTCGTTGACAAATTCGGGCGCAAGGCGCATCCTGATCCCGTCCGGTGGAGATGACCGGATCGGGTTTGGAACCCCGTCTGTAGTAGCGCCCGAACGAGGCGCGCACCCATCCGGGACGCGCCTTTTCGTATGGTCGGGCGTCGTGGGGAGCCTTCGGGCTCGCTGCGTTGCTACTGCGCGGTGTTCCAACCTGCGATTGCCCGGCCACCCGATTGGAACCGCGTGTTCGGGCGCAACAACAGAGGAAAGTAGCAATCATGTCTACCAAAGACACCCCAATACCGACCATTCTCGATATTCAGGACAAGGCCCTGCTTTTGCCGGGCCGTCCACAATTCTGGACCTCGCACCACATGGCCGAGTTCTATCACACCTCTCCGCAGCGGGTGGTGGAGCAGATGCGCCGCAATCCTCGCCGGTTTCCGGGCGATTTCTGGTTCGAGCTTCGCGAGGACGAGAAACAGGTTTTGGTCACGCATTTTGCGGGACCAAACCGGGTCAACCGTGGCGTAATGATCGGCTTCACCAAGGCCGGAGCACTGGCGCTGGCGACGGTCCTCAAGACGCCGGTTGCCGATGCGGTTTCGGTGCAGATCGTCCGCGCCATCGTCGCGATGGAAGAGCAGGCGATTGCGGATGCCGAGGCAATGATGCGAAAACTGCGCTGCGACGTGTTGATCAAGAAGCCGATCTACGTGCGCATCCTCGACGGGATGGAGCGCGGCCTGAGCATCGAGGAGATGCGCCGCGAGACCAGCTATCCGGCGTGGAAGCTGGAACAGGCCGCGCACGAGATGCTGGGCCTCGGCATGATCCCGCACCTGCCCATGGGCATGCAACCGGGTCTGTTCGACAATGCCTGATCCCGATCCGCGCGACGAGATCGTCTACGGCGCGCGGGCGTTGCGGGGTCTTGCGGACCTCATCAACGAGGTCGGCCAGTGCCGCCAGAGTTTCGATCTGGTCGGCCCTGCCGAGCTTGGCGAGCTTCTCGGCATGGTCGAGGAGCGCATCGCCCGCGCCACGAAGGGGATGGAAAACTACCGCCCCCGCGACTGAGCCTGCGCGGCCTCCTCTGACCGGGGGGGCCGCGTCATGAACCGGTCCCTCCAGCGCCTGATCTTCGCCGCCTGCCGCCAGTTGGGCCTTGACGAGGATGCCCGGCGCGATTTGCAGGTGAGCGTCACCGGCAAACCCTCCTTGCGCGACATGAGCGATGGCGAGTTGAAGCTGGTGGTGGACCGGCTGAAAGAGTCCGGGTTTGAGGACAAACCCCGCAATCCCCGCCACAAGCCCGCCCCGCGTGCCGATCTGCGGATGATCCACGTCCTCTGGCGCAAGCTGGGGCAGGCGGGCGCGCTGCGCGACCCCTCCCGCGCAGGGCTCAACCGGTTCATCCGGGCGCGGTTCGAGAAAACATGGGGCTCGGTCCCGGCGGATGTGGACATGCTGCGCGAGTGGAAACTGATCGATGATGTGATCCAGGCGCTCAAGTCGTGGGGCCAGCGGACGGGCATTGATTTCGACTGGGAGGATCACGCGAGATGACCGAGCGCCACACCGGGACGGAAAAGATGCTGATCGCCGCGCTAGTGGAAATCTGCCGCGCCGCGCCGCCCTGTTCGGCAGAGGCCGAAGAGGCCAATGACGCCGACCCGCACGGCGCGCGCTGCACCTGGCTCATGAAGCTTCGCGACCTTCAGCGCATCGCCCGGAAGCCGCTGCGAGACCTGGGGATCGAAGAGTGAAAAAGCCCCGGCACCCTGTCAGCGATCACGCCGTCCTACGCTATCTGGAGCGGGTCGAGGGCGTCGATATCGAGGCCATTCGCCGCGAGATCGGGCGGCGGGCGGATCGCGGCATCGAGGCCGGGGCCTGCGGCGTGGTCTCCGGCGGGTTCGTTTACCGGATCGAGGCGGGCGTCGTGGTGACGGTGCTCCATCACAACCGCGCGGTGCGGGGCCGGGGGAGGCGCGGGCCGTGATGGGTGAAGAGCGCGATGCCCCGTGGCACGAGGATCTGCGCGACGAGTTCGGCGATGCCCCTGTCGATC